TGACCCCGGACTCCTTCTCCGACGGGGGCGCCTGGTTCGACGTGGACAAGGCGGTCCGGCACGGGCTGGACCTGATGGCCGAGGGCGCCGACCTGGTGGACGTGGGCGGCGAGTCGACCCGCCCCGGGGCGCAGCGGGTGTCCCGCGACGAGGAGCTGCGCCGGGTCATCCCCGTGATCGAGGCTTTGGCGGCCGAGGGCGTCCCGCTCAGCGTCGACACCATGCGCGCCGAGGTGGCCGAGGCCGCGGTGGCGGCGGGGGCCCGGCTGGTCAACGACGTCAGCGGCGGGCTCGCCGACCCGGCCATGCCGCGGGTGGTGGCGCGGGCCGGGGTCCCGTACGTGGTGATGCACTGGCGCGGCCACAGCCACGACATGCAGACGCGGGCCGTGTACGACGACGTCGTGCGGGAGGTCCGCGAGGAGCTGCTGCGCCGGGTGGACGCGGTGCTGGCCGAGGGCGTCGACCCGTCCATGATCGTGCTGGATCCCGGGCTGGGCTTCGCCAAGCACCCCGAGCACAACTGGGCGCTGCTGGCCCGCCTGGACGTGCTGCGCGACACCGGCTTCCCGGTGCTGGTGGGCGCCTCGCGCAAGCGCTTCCTCGGCCGTCTGCTCGCCGGCCCGGACGGCACGCCGCGCCTGTTCGCCGCCGAGGACGTGGACGCGGCCAAGGCCAACGGCTGGTCCGAGCCGGACTTCCCGAAGTCCAACGGCGAGCCCTGGAACGCCGAGGAGGAACTCGACGCCCAGGACGCTGCGGCGGAGCTTGCCAAGGCCAAGCGCGAGGCCGACGAGAAGGCCGCGGCGAAGGACGCCAAGGCCGATTCCAAGAAGAAGTAACCCCCAGGGGCCGGCGCAAGTCGGCCCCTCTCTTTTCGAGGTCCGCATGGCCAAGGTGCAGGAAATCGTTGCCCGGGCGCTCCGCCTGATCCAGGTGCAGGACGCGCGGCAGCCGGTCAAGGCAGTGGACATGCAGACCGGCATCGCCGCGCTCAACAGCATGTGCGCGCGCTGGGAGGCCAACGGGCTGGCCATCGGCTGGCGGCCAGTCGCCAACCCGTCCGACGACATGCCGTGCCCGGTTGAGGCCGAGCAGGCCATCGCCTACAACCTGGCCATGACGCTGGCGCCGGAGTACGGCATCGAGCCGCCGGCCGTCGTGGTGGGCACCGCCGCCCGCGACCTGGGCGACCTGCGTGCCGACGTGAAGGCGGCCAACCCGCTGAGGCCCGATCGCGGCCTGACCCCGCACGGCTACGACACCCGCACGGATCGCTTCTACTGATGCGCAACCAGCCCGTCCCCCTGGTCACAGGCTTCTACGCCGACCAGGACCGCCCGTTCTCGCAGCAGGACGTGTGGAACTACCTGCCGTGCCGCGCGGAGAAGCAGGGCGCCCGCTCGCCGCTGATGCTCAAGACCCCGCCGGGCCTGTATCCGTGGCTGGAGCTGGAAGGCGCGCCGCCGGTGCGCGGCATGCACGACTGCGAAGGCCGCCTGTTCGCCGTCATCGGCACCACGCTGTACCGGATCACCCCCAAGGGCGTGGCCGTGCCGATCGGCACCATCCCCGGCAACGGTCGCGTGTCGATGGACCACAACCAGCGCGCCAACGGGCAGCAGCTGACGGTGGTCAACGGGAGCGCTGGCTACGTCTACGACACCCACACCGAGGTGTTCGAACGCATCACCGACAGCGGCTTCCCCGGCTCGCCCATCGTCCGCTTCATGGACGGCTACATGCTGGGCCTGGATCCGGCGGGGCGGTTCGCGTTCAGCAGCGGAGCCGCCAATGCGCTGGACTACAACACCCTGGACCGCTGGACCTCCGAATATCGCCCGGACCGCCTGGTCAGCATGGCCCGGCTGGGCGGCGAGCTGCTGCTGCTGTCGGCAAACTCGGGCGAGTTCTTCGGCAACACCGGCGCCGCGCAGCAGCCGTTCCGTTCCAAGAGGATCTTCCTGGACAAGGGCTGCGCCGGCCCGCACACGGTGGTCGAGGCCGACAACAACGTCTTCTGGCTGGGCTCGGACGGCTACTTCTACCAGCTGGACGGCTACAACAGCCGCCGCATCTCCACCCGCCCCATCGAGCAGGCCATCCGCGGCCAGGACTGGTGGAACGCCTTCGCCTTCGTCTGGGAGTCCGAGGGGCACACCGTCGTCTACTGGACCTTCCTGGACGGCCAGACCTGGGGCTGGGACACCTCCCAGCAGGAGTGGCACCGCCGCGAGTCGTATGGACTCAAGCGCTGGCGCCCGAACTGCACCGCGCGGAGCAACGGCGCCTGGTACGCCGGCGACTTCCAGAAGGGCCGCATCTGGCGCCTGGACTGGGGCTACCCGTGGGAGGGAGACACCGAGTTCGTCTCTGGCTTCACCCTGCCGGTCATCCACGACAACCAGAACGAGCTGGTGCACAGCCGACTCGAGCTGGTGATGGATGTGGGGCAGGTCGAGGTGCCGGCCGCCGCCTTTGCCGCGCAGCCGGTTGGCCCAGCGATCACCGGCGAGGCGCCCGACGGGGAGGTGGGCGAGCCGTACAGCTTCGCCTACACCGTCACCGCCGGCACCGCCGCGGTGGTGCGCACGGTGATCCGCTCCGGCGAGCTGCTGCCCGGCCTGTCGTGGGACCAGGCCACGGCCACGCTCAGCGGCACGCCGACCGAGGCCGGCACGATGAACCTTACCTTGCGCGTGGTCGACGCCAACGGCCTGTGGGCGGAATTGAGCGACCAGGTCACGGTACCGATCATCCTGCCCGCGCAGCTGTCGGACTGGCGCTACCTGCAGGTGGCCGCCAGTGATCCAACCGACTACTCGGCCCCGGACTTCGACGACTCCGGCTGGGCCACCGGCACCGCCCCCTTCGGCGGCTGGGAATCGAATTGGGGGCCCTCCGACGTGCCCTCCGGTGCGCCGACCGGCCTTGTGTCCCCGCCCGCCTATGACGCGCGCTTCGCCACCGAGTTCGGCACCGCATGGGAGGTGTTCACCCGGCTGTGGCTGCGCCGCACGCTCTACCTGAGCAAGGTGCCGGCCCAGGACCTGCGCGTGGTGCTCTACATCGAGGACCACTGCGTGGTGTACGTGAACGGGCAGGCCGTCATCACCACGCCGGTGGACCACAACGGCGGGACCGGGCAGACCTTCACGATCCCAGCCGAAAGCCTGGTGGTGGGCGAGAACGTCATCGCCCTGCGCTGTAACGACGAGAACGACCGCCCGGGCGCCAGCGTGGTCTACGTGGACCTGATCGTGGAGCTGGCCGATGCCTGACCACACCATCCGCATGAGCTACTCCGACGACGGCCAGCCGAACTGGTCGGAGTGGGACGAGGCCAGCATCGGCGAGACCGGCCAGTACGGTCTGCGCGTGGAGTGGACGCGGCTGGGCCGCTCGCGCCAGCGCGTCTACCGTTTCGAGTGCAGCAGCCCGCGCCGCCGCGACGTGCTCGCGGTGGTGGGTGTCTTCCAGGGAGTGGACCGGTGAGCGATAGCGAGCTGAGCCCCATCGATGGCGCGCTCGAAGCGCTGCCGCCACGGCCTACCTACGAGCAGGTGCGCCGCCTGGAAGCCTGCATGGCCCGCATGCCGCAGGTGGAGTGTCCGCTCGAGCACTACTTCGCACACGGCATCTACGGCCGGCTGATGCACGCCAAGGCCGGGACCGTGATCGTGGGGAAGATGCATCGCTTCTCGACGCTCAACGTCCTGCTGGCCGGCGTGATCCGCGTGACCGGCCCGGACGGCGCCGTGCGCGACCTGCGCGCGCCCTGCATGTTCGTCTCCCCGCCCGGCTGCAAGAAGGTGGGCGCGGTGATCGAGGACGTCCAGTGGTTGAACGTGTTCCCCACCAAGCTCACCGATGTGGCTGCCATCGAGACGCAGTTCACCATCCCCGAAACCCCATTGATTGAGGACCAGCCATGAGCATGGTTGCAGTAGCCGTCGGCGTCGGCACCGCCGCCAACATGTACGCGGCGAACAAGTCGGCCAGCGCCGCGAAGGAGGCTGGCCGCAACGCCACGGCCGAATCCGCACGCCAGTACAACCAGACCCGCGAGGACATGATGCCGTGGCTGGAGGCCGGCGGCTGGGCGCTTGACCGCCAGCAGCAGCTGCTGCAGGGCGACTACTCCGGGTTCTTCGAGAGCCCGGACTACAAGGCGGCCCTGCAGCTGGGCACCAAGGCCCTGGACGCCGGCGCCACCGCGCAGGGCAACCTGTGGGGCGGCGGCGCCGACGCCGACCGGATCCAGTTCGGGCAGCAGCTCGCAAGCCAGAACCTGGGCAACTACTGGAACCGCCTCGCCGGCCTGTCGCAGACCGGGCAGGGCACCGCCAACCAGCTGGGCGGCTTCGGCCAGACCCATGCCAACAACGTGGCGCAGAACCAGTGGGGTGTCGCCAGCGCCCGTGCCTCGGCCTACGGACAGATGGCGGACTCGGTCAACGACGGCATCAACGCCGGCATGGGTTACTACGGCTACAAGAAGGGGTACGGAGCCTGATGGCCACGAACGCATTCGCCGCCTTCATCGAAGGCCAGCAGGCCGGCCAGAGGGCGCGCGCCTACCAGCAGCAGCAGGAAGACCGGAACGCGCTGCGCACGCTTGCGCCGAAGATCCTTGCCGGCGACCCCGACGCCTTCAACCAGGCCGCAGCCATCGACCCCAAGGCCGCGACCGCCGTGCAGGATGCCGGCGACAGCCAGCTGCGGCGCCTGCGCGGCG